TCTTTCGAGGGTGTCTCGTGGATCGTTACTCCTCGCCTTACTGCTGCTAACCTTGAGACTGCTCAGGGTGGTGCTGGTGGCTTCGTTAACGGTGGTGCCGTTGGTGGTGGCACCGGTAACTTCGACGTGTTCCCGGTAATCATCCTTGGTAACCAGGCGCTTGCTAAGACTTGGTCTACTCTTGTCTCGGCTCCTATGCCTCAGGTTGTCCTCGGTACCATTACTGACAAGCTTCGCCGGTTTGTGCCGGTTGGTTGGTACTGGAATGGTGGCTACGGCCGCTTCCGTGAGCAGGCTCTTCGTCGTATCGAGGTTACTACTACAATGGTGAAGTGATATAGCTTCATCATTATGACAATGGAGATGGGAGCCAGGGCTGAGTGTCGCAGTCCTGGCTCTTCTCCTATCTAAAGGAGTTTCGATGACTGCTAACCAAGAGAATGTACGTCGGATTGCCCAAGATCGATACGGTCTTGATCTTCAAGGAGCCCTGAAGCGAGCTTCTTTTCTTAATGCAAATGGTGTGGAGCACCTAGACCTAGAGGGTATGTGTCTGGCTCTTTATGGAGCGAGTGCGGATACCTTTGCTGGAGTTAATGGGATGACCTTCACCCTAATCGTTTCTCCGGCGCCGTGACCTATGGCTACGTTCCGACCTCCAGTTACAGCTACCGCTCAGCGTGGTGATCCTAATGCACTCACGGCTAGCGACAGTCTCTTCAGACACTACAAGGGTACGCCTGAAGGGAACGTTGTTTGGAAGGATCAAGCTGGCGCTTGGCATCAGTCGCCTAATCCCTATGGCCGTGATCTTGAGGAAGCTGCTGAAGTCTATCTAGGTGGTCACGAGTACACTGTAGATGAGACTAAGCGTAACGAGCTAGTTGCCGCTGGCTTCTTTGTGGGTGGACATTGGACCGAAGAAGAGGCCAAATGGATCAACTACATCCTCAATGCAGAAGTCAACAGAGGGTTTAGGGCTGGCGATGCTACTGCTAGCCTGCATGATCCATCTGGCGATAACACGATTTGGGTTCATGCTGATACCATTGTCGGTACCTTGACGCCTGATGGCTTCCATGATCAGAAGTTTCTTGTCAAGAACAGTCTTCTGTACAGGAGCACTTCTTCAGGAGCGTATCACGCACAGCTATACGCTACTGGTAGCGGTATCGCACCGGCATGGGAGCATCCTTCTCCTACTCTCGGGTTTACTCCTATGGACTTGCTATGGGATGGTGTTCCCGGTAGCAGCACCGCTTATGCAATAGGTTGGAGCGAGCCTGCTGATTTCAGTGATCCCCTAGGCGAAGGGGTTATCTTACGGCTGGGCGGCTTCTTTACTGCTGCTGCTTGGATTGGATATCCAATGGGCACATCTACAAGATTCCATGTAACGGCAGTCCATCAACACGATGGCTTCCACTACATGCTAATCCGCCATTGGGATCTTTCTCTCCTGTTGCCTGCTGGGTGGACCATCATCGAGAACAATGCACAAAGAAACTGGAACCGTGTTGGTCGAGTTCCAGTTGGCCAGTTTGAGAACTTTGCTGCGTGGGAGTTCTGGGATGGCTCAGAATGGATTACTGATCAAGCTGCCTTTGTAGCTGCTGACCAATCTATCATCAAAGATACAAGAGAGCAGTCTATCGAAGGAATCGGAGACATCACTTACCATAATGGAGAGTGGATTCTAGCCGTCATCTCTCCTAGTTACGGTCCAACTGTCAACTTGTATCGCTCCTCAGCGATCACGGGACCATGGCAAGGATACTACTCGTCTCCCGACAAGGATCTGGCACCACTTGCCGGTCCTCATCCGCCTAGGAATACGTTCTACTGGTCAGGATATCCTAAGTTCCACGAGTGGCTTTATCCTGACGACAAGACTTTGCTGATCACTCATTCTCATGGGCTTTACGGCCGTGATCTTCAAAGGCAATTCCATCCCTCTTCTCACGCAAGTCAGCCTATTCCTAACTTTATATTCTTGCCTACACCGGAGGCAGCCAGTGTCCTCGTCGCATCCTGAGTCCTGTAGCGATCCTGATAACTGTCCGCTTACTTATGCTCAGCACCTAAAGGGCTTTGGTATTGGTGGTGCTGCCTTAGTTACCAGAGGAGTTAACCGTACTCCTGGTCAACCTGACGAACCTCTTACTCAGGCTCTAACCCGTGAGAAGCGGTGGGTGAGAGATATTGATGCCTACAAGCGTCTCTATAGAGATGGGGTGCATCCTCCTCGTGTCGACGGCTCAGCTTTCCGTGAAAGATCGGCCGACGACAGGTATGATGTCGAGGAGCGCCCTGTCAATATTGATTATGAGGATGCGAGGTAACCATGGCCAAGAAGAGTTCTAGAGTGGATCGCAAGCGTGGCGGTAAGGAACGTCTGGTCCGTCCTGCTAACGAACCTGAGAACAACACTATGGAACAACAGACCGGTAGGCCTCGCACCACTCTTCCTCGTGGTGTTTCAGCTAGTGCTGGGGGTCGTCGTCGCACTCGTGGTGGTAAGCGATAAATCGAGGTAGTAATGTCAAACGTCCGAGACTTGCTAGCACAAGCACGTCACCACTTAATGACGGGAAAGCCTGATCGACTTAATCAACTGCAAACTGGTGTTGCTGCCGACGCCCAAACCCTAACACTCAAGCATGAACTTAAAGGCATCTCGGAAGGTTCACGCTTAGCTATCGATCTAGAAGAGTACCATGTTATTAGCAGGAATGGTACTGTGGCCGGATCAACTGTAACAGTTATCCCAGCCTTTGAGGGGTCAGTTACTACAGCACATGCTGCTGATGCTATTGTCTATATCCAACCTGCCTTCTCGGACTGGCGTATAGCCAACTACATCAATGAAGCCTTTGAGGACATTAGTGCTGCTGGCCTCTTCCGTATCAAGTCTCTTGAGTTCGACTATGTTCCTAGCCAGTTGGGCTACAACATCAATGCCAGTGATCTTATCGACATCTGGCGAGTTAGATACGACATACCTGGTCCTTCTCAGCGCTGGCCCCAACTTGGCGCTCTAGACTGGTATCTAGATCAGGCTGCCAACGTAGCTGACTTTCCTGATGGCAAGGCTTTAATACTCAAGCGAGCAGCCTTCCCTGGACATAAGGTCCATGTGTCTTACAAAGCCGGATTCGATCCGCTGTTTGACTTCACCACTTTTGACCCGTTGACTGACTACGGCGATGATGTCCTGACCGTTACTGGTCTTCACAAAGAGGCCCAGAGCATTCCGCCTCTTCTGTCTGCCATCTATCTTCTAGGTGGCCGTGACATTAAGCGGACGTTTCTTAGTAAACAACCTGAGCCTAGGCGCCAAGAAGAGGTTCCTGTTGGCGCAGCAAGCCAAGCTATGCGTCCACTGCTCGCTGAAGCCCAAGATCATCTCGGACGAGAGATTACACGACTTAAGCGCCGGTATCCTAAGCAGGCTCACTAATGGGCTTCAAGCTAAACGCTCCATATGTCGAGCCTTACTACACTGGCTCTACTGCTGTAGCTCCATTAGGTACCCGTTCATTCGACGTAGCTCTCGGTGGACGCCAGTACATGATTGACTGGTCGGCTGATCCTGCTCTCCGTTACGCTCCTGTTCCCTTTACTCGTAACCAGTCGGATGACTCTGATCAGCCTGGGGAACAAACAGTTAACCCGGAAGGTCTGTGGCGTAGATCAGGCGAGTCTTGGCACATGGGAGCGGGCCAAGATGATTATGACCGTGACCCTGATATTAACTCTCGATACCGTTTCAAGGAAAGTCAGGGGGCAGACGTTTGGACTAAGTGGCAGTTTGGTCTTCTGCCTGATACAGACCAGAAGCATGCGGCAGTAGATGCTAACCTCAGGCTTGCAGTAGCTGGCACTCGTCTTTACTACGCTCACGGTACAGTCCTCGACTTCATCACTGATGTAACGGTAGATACTCCCTCTCGTACTGCTGTTACTGGTCATCCTGCTAACGCTTCAACGGCTATTGCCTCTGACGGGTTCAATGTCTGGACTGCTCATGGAAGCCAAGGAATCTACAAGACGACACGTACCACGGGAAGCATGGCTTCTCATATTACAGGTACTGTCAGCCGTCTTGGTTATGTACGTAATAGGGTTATTGCAGCCAATGCTGCTTCCCTTTATGACGTCACAGCCTTGGCTATGGGCGGCGGTGGTGCTCTTCCCGCTGCTCTGTTCACTCATCCCAACGTTGACTTCTCGTGGGTAGACTTCGCTGAACTTAACGGCTTCATCTATGCCGCTGGCTTCTCGGGCGATAAGTCTCTTATCTACAAGATCGGTATAACGGATGAGGCCACATCTCTAGGTTCCCCGATTGCGGCTGCTGCTCTTCCTGATGGAGAAGTAGTCACTCACGTCAATGGTTACCTTGGTAACTTCCTGTTTATCGGGACTACCAAGGGCTACCGCCTGGCAGCTAGTGTTGGGGATGGCGAGCTACGTCTTGGTGCGCTTATCACCACTCCTGATCCTGTCCTTGCCAGCGAGCCACAAGAAGAGTTCATCTGGTATGGGCTTGGCAACTTCTCGGCAACGCACTCAGGACTTGGCAGGCTATCTACCAATAACTTTACTGATCTTGACAGACTAATTCCTGCCTATGCCTCGGACCTAATGGTCGAAGAGACTGCTAACACTACGGCCATTGTTACGTTCCAAGGACTGAGGGTGTTCACAGTAGAGCAGGTTGGTCTCTACGCCGAGCATGCTACCAACCTGGTGCAAGAAGCCTATATCGATACCGGTCGGGTGACGTATGGAATGACCGAACCTAAGATCGGTATTTGGTTTGATGTTCAACACTCAGAAGAAGCTGGCAGCCACGAGGTTCTAGTATCCTATGACGGCACTGCTTTCCAGTCCATAGGATTGCATGACGGAAGCGAAGCGGTTCACGCAGAAGTAACGCACTTCTTAGGTATCGTGGCAGCAGCTGCGTTTGAGTTCCGTTTGGTGCTAAGGCGTGATACTGTTGACCCTACCAAGGGCTTGACGTTTAGGTCATGGCTGTTCCGCTCCCAGCCTACTGCCGAACCTACTGACTACATCTATGCAACCATCCTGATTGCAGATGTAGTTGACGATGTCAATGGCGTACCGCAGATTATGAGTCCTTACGAGGAAAAGCAATTCCTAACTGATCTTCGTAGGTCTCGCAGTCTTGCCAAGTGGCAGCAGGGTTCTATTTCACACAATGTATTCCTAGAAGATTTCGAGCTAGACTACAAGTCCCTTATGGATGATAGCCAGGGATTCACGGACTACAACGGTTCTTGTCTCCTGAAGATGAAGGTGGTTAACTGATGCCTCTCCGTGATCATGCTGGCAACGCTCCCTCAGCCGTCCTAACTAGCGACTTCGGCAACACTGATCTTGTTGCTCAGTGTAACGATCTTGCCAATTGGCCTCTAGGTGGCGGCAACGGCAAGTTCTTTGTCACGTTCCGTCGTGACTCGGATGATGAAGAGCGTACTCTTGCTGCCTCTAGATCAGGTAACACACTAACCTTCTCTGCCTTAAGTGATCGTGGGTTAGAAGGAACGGCAGCTATCCTTCATCCAGCCGGTTCTCTTGTTGAGCATACGTTCTCAATGACAGAGGCCGTAGAGGCTAATGATCACATCTTCAACACAGCACTAGACGATCATACTCAATATCATACTGCCGCTCGACATGCTGGTGTCACCCACACCGCAGCGATGTTGGGTGTAGATTCTGTTACTGCTAGTCAGATTGCTGCTGGTGCAGTTGGCTCTTCTGAGCTAGCCGCAGCAGCAGTTATTGCAGGTAAGATCGCTGCTGGTACGGTTACTGCTACCGAACTAGCTTCTAATGCAGTTACACAGGTCAAGATTCTAAACGCCGCTATTTCTCTGGCGAAGCTAGATTCAAACGTAGTCTCGTTCCTGGTGCCAACTGGTATCATTCTTCCCTATGGAGGTTCGGCAGCACCAACTGGATATCAGCTTTGCAATGGTGCTGCCATCTCACGAGCCACTTTCGCTCAGTTGTTTGCTGTGATCGGTACTGCGTATGGAGTCGGTAACGGCTCTACTACGTTCAATCTGCCTGACCTTCAGCAGAAGTTCCCGCTTGGTAAGGCTGCTGCTGGTACCGGAGCTACCTTGGGTGAGGTTGGCGGAGCAATTGACCACGTGCACAGCCTGGGTGTTACCCAGGGCGCCACTGGTTATGCCCGAGCGACTATCGGCGTGGATGCCAGTAGTGAGTGGCCACGTATCCGCCGCATGGCGACCGAAGGATGGACTTCAACACACCGTGGCGGCACCAGCGGTGCGTCGTCGGTTGAGGGCCAGACCTCAGGTACCGAACTTGGTGGGAACACAGCTACCACGAACCCGCCATACCAGGTATTCAACTACATCATTAAGATTTAAGGAGGCTATATATGAGTGATATTCCGAACGATCAGTCTGAGGTTTCCCAGGAGCCTGAGTTTACAGACCCATTTGACGATGGGGAGTTTGATGACGATGCAGTAGCAAAGGCACAGGCATCATGGGAGAATCTACTGGCCGATGCAGATGTAGCTTATGCTCAAAGTTTGGGTGAGGTTGCGGAGATGACTCCTGAGCAGCAAGCATATCTTGCTAACGTCGGTGACTTGCCAGACCCAGCAACTGATGGCCTTGATGACACTGAAGATATGCCGCCGGAGTTCAGAGAGATGGAAGGGCCTGCCGAATGACTCGCCTTCCTGGCGCTCAATGGACCCCCTTTACCAAACGAGGAGTCTCTAGCACTCCACTACAGATGCGTGGATTTCTGCTGCATACCATGGGCGTAGGTACAATGTGGGGTAGTTGGAACTACCACAATCAGCCCGGTATGCCATATACTCATCTCTACTACGATGGAGTCGGCAATCGACTTCAGGTACAGGAACTAGAACTACGTGCTGCTGGCCAGCTTGAACTAAACCCATACTTCATCTCGGCTGAGACAGAAGACTTTGGTAAGTGGTTCCCCAATGCTGGTACAACCTGTGGCAAGATCGCACCTTGGCGTGACGAGCAGCTAGACGTCTTAGCTAAAGACATCGCTTTCTGTTATATGCGATTCAAGTTCCCGCTGCGTCTTATGACTGATGCATGCCAGAGCGGTATCGGCTGGCATCGTCTCGGTATTCCTGGTGGCCCTGAGTATAAGTCCAGTTGCCCGAAGACATCCAATGCTACTGGCAAGTGCTGCCCGGATAACGCTCGTATTCAGCAGATTAAGTTTGAACTGTTCCCTGAAGTCGTCAGACTAGTTAATGGAGGAAGTGTAGACATGGACCTAAGCGACCACAAGGCTATCCAAGATGCCACCCGGAGGATTATGCGGGAGGTTCTAAATGAAGGCACAGGCTTTGGCACATCGTCCTGGGCACAAACTTCAAAGGCAGTTCTTAGCAAGATCAACAGTTTGTCTAACAAGCTGTCTACTGTTTCCAATAAGGTGTCTGCTGTCTCTGTTAAGGTTGACGCTCTTGATGTGTTCGACCAGAATGACGTTACCGAGTTGGCAGTAGCACTTGTTGATGCTCTCCCCGAGCAGCAGGCTCACGAGGTTGCAGCCGAAGTTATTCGGCAGTTACAGGAGAAGCTAGCCTGATGAGAGACCCCTTGATCTTCCTTCTGGTTATAATCCTTATCATCATTGTTGTTGCTCGTATTATCTAGATAGCCGGACAAGTCGAGAGACTTCATGCATGAGGCACACACAGGTGAACGGTGATACCTATTCGTCAATGGTCTCTGGCCGGATGGCGAGACTCGCTAATGTTCATAACCGGTCTCAGCTTGATCGTCTACGAGGCAGTTATCAGAACCGGTCCCGAGCGGATACAACTCCTACTTCTCTACGCAGGTATGATCGGGCTGCCGGCATTCATGCGGGCCGACGAGAAACGCTCGCCAAAGTCCGACGAGTCGTCCAATCAGGAGGTGACTGGTTGATGGATCTGATCATCCAATACCGATGGACGTCTATGTGGGTAGCTTATATTATCTATATGATGCTATTCGTGAATTGGATCAACTAGTGACAAACGAACACGAGATACCGGGCGAACCGGGGGAACCTGGTAAGGCTGGTGACCGTAGTGGTGGTGTCGGTGGTGTCGGTGGTGTTGGCGGGCCTGGTGGGGCACCATCTGGCACCGGTGGCACTGGTGGTCCGGGTGGGCCAGGTGGCCGTGGTGGTGGAGGTAACGGTAAGAGGCTCACTCCGCATCGGGAACGTCTTGCTGCTTACATACTCGTTGTCACTGTAGCTATTCTTGGCTTATGGCGAGTCGAAACTACAGCTAACCGGGCTGAAGAACTTGCACTTAGAGTCGAGGAGGAAGCACAGATACGGGAGGATACCACGTGCGTAGGTTCGTGGGATGCCCGAATCCGCATCCGTGAGGCAATTCTTATCCCGGGCGAGGCGATCATCGAAGTTGCCACCGATGCTGACCCGGAGACTATCGAACAGTTCCGGGCGTCGATCACCCGACGGATTGCCGAAACGATCACTGATCCTGAATGTAATCTCGACGCTGCACTAAAGCGGCTTGGTAAGGAATAGGAGAACCCTATGCCTCTAGCGAAAGGTAGTTCCAAGAAGGCTATCTCACGCAACATCAGCGAGCTACGTCACTCAGGACGTCCACAGAAACAGGCGGTAGCTATCGCCATGAGTAAGGCTGGTAAATCCAAGAAGACTACCAAGAAGAAGTCCAAGCCCAAGCGCAAGTCAAGGAGATACTAATGCCTCGTTCAACTAAGGGTACAAGCAAGGCTAGCGCTACTGGTATTGCCAAGTCGGCCAAGGGTCAAGCTATGGCTCAGGAGCGGTCTAAGAAGCGCCGAGCTACAGCAGTTAAGCGTGCTAAGGCATATGTAGCCAAGAAGAAGTCCAAGAAGGGAAGTTCCTAATGTCCAACGTTGAATACAAGTGTCCCATTTGTGGGAACCGTCTGTTTGCTCCTCCTGGTGGTACGTCCATCAAGTGTATGAACCACCCTGA